GTTTTTTTAGCCTGTAACCTCTTGACGGCATTGAATTGCTTTTGTTATGAGTTGTAAGCCAATGTTATCATCTTGTATTGGGGTGGTTATGAAGGATGGTGCGCTGCTCAGGAGTTCTTCACTTTTTATTGCCTACATGGGATGCCTTGGATGGGGGAGTGCTTATTTCTATGGATGGGGTACTTCTTTTTACTACGGCTTCCCATGGTGGATTGTAGGTGCAGGTGTTGATGATGTTGCCAGAAGTTTATTTTTTGCAGTTATCGTCATTGCTATATTTCTTATCGGTTGGGGTATTGGTGTTGTATTCTTTTTCGCAGTGAAAAGAAAACATTCTATGCAAGAGCTAAATGTATTTCGCCTTTATTTTGCTGTGGAATTATTGTTTGTGCCGGCAATTATTGAGTTTTCTATATTGAGACAGAAGATTCAGGTACCTCTTTTGCTACTGTCAGCAGCGATTGCGCTGGCGGTCACAATTTCGATAAGATCTTATGGGCGATTTTTATCGGTATCATGCTTCTATGATAAGCCATTTATAAAAAAACATTTTTTTGAGATTGTGATGATTGCTTTTGTGGCATATTTCTGGCTTTTTTCATTTCTGACAGGATATTACAAACCACAGTTTAAGAAAGAATATGAAATGATTAATTATAATGATGGTTGGTATTATGTTCTTGCTCGTTATGATAATTGTCTGGTTTTGTCTACTTCTTTCAATGCAGGTAGTAAAAGGTTTGTCATTTATCAATCAGCACAAGATAAGAATCTTCAGGTTGATATTGTAAGGACCAGAATTTAATTGGCTGCATAAATAATATTTTAAGTTGCAAGTTGGCTATTCGTAGGAATAGAACCTTAGGCATGCTGAATGCGTTTCCTGAACATTGTTTTATAAACTGTGTCTGCTTGCTGTTGTGATCCTGCTTTTAGTGATGGTGATGATGGATTTCACCAGCAGGATAATGTTGGTACTGACTGATGGCGCTCTGGTCTGCGGCATTGTGGTATTGCTGTGGCCGATGATGAAAGAACAGAATGAATAATTCTTGACTTTTTTGTTTACTGTTTATTAAAAAATCAACCGCATGGTGAATCCTCCTTGGAGGGGCTAAATGATCGAGTTTTAAGGGCACGTAGCGAGTTCTGTTTGATCATTGCAGAACTTAGCGGGAGGCGCCATGCGTACATCACTAATGTTATTTCCTTCTATCATTTTCCTTGTGAGTTCTGGCTGCGCATGGCGCGGCCTTTTTTTTATGACCTGCCACTGGCAGATGGTCATCCTGTGATTTGATTCCGGTTCCGGCTTTTTAACTCTGTTCCTGTACACGGGAGAAATTCTATGTCGATTAATCGTTATGATATTGGTTACAAGAAGTACCACGTATTGTGTTGAGATAGAAAGCATGGTGCCAGAGGTAAATGCAGCAGCATAATAAAAAAGAGCCAGCGCAGAAGAGAACGGGTAAAAGAGTCTGCGCTGGCGTGGGGATATTCCCCGTGGAGAAATGATATGTAACACACATCGGGAACCTTTCTATATAAACATTATCATTATTGTCAATCATAACAGTCAGGTATTATGACGTTTATGCATCAGGGCCATCAGGAATTAACTGGTGGCTTTTTATTGTTGTCAGCTTCCGGATAACGGGAGACGGGGTATGTACCAGATGGAAAAAATAACAACAGGTGTGTCATACACCACGTCAGCGGTGGGGACGGGATACTGGCTACTGCAGTTGCTGGACAAAGTCTCCCCATCCCAGTGGGTGGCAATAGGCGTATTGGGTAGCTTGGTGTTTGGCTTGCTGACGTATCTGACAAACCTTTATTTCAAGATTAAAGAAGATAAGCGTAAGGCTGCGAGAGGTGAATAATGTCGCCATCATTACGCAAGGCTGTTGCTGCTGCTATTGGTGGTGGGGCTGCTGCCATAGCGTCTGTGCTCATCACTGGTCCGAGTGGTGACGATGGCCTGGAAGGTGTCAGCTACATACCATACGAAGATATCGTTGGCGTATGGACTGTATGTCACGGACACACCGGAAAAGACATCATTCCCGGTAAAACGTATACCGAAGCAGAATGCAAAGCCCTCCTGAATAAAGACCTTGCCACGGTCGCCAGACAAATTAACCCGTACATCAAAGTCGATATACCGGAAACAACGCGCGGCGCTCTTTACTCGTTCGTTTACAACGTGGGCGCTGGTAATTTCAGAACATCGACGCTTCTTCGCAAAATAAACCAGGGTGATATCAAAGGCGCATGTGATCAGCTACGGCGCTGGACATACGCTGGCGGTAAGCAATGGAAAGGGCTGATGACTCGCCGCGAGATTGAGCGTGAAGTCTGTTTGTGGGGGCAACAATGAGCAGAGTAACCGCGATTATCTCCGCTCTGGTTATCTGCATCATCGTCTGCCAGTCATGGGCGGTTAATCATTACCGTGATAACGCCATCGCCTATAAAGAACAGCGTGATAAAAAAGTCAGTGAGCTGAAGCAGGCGACCGCCACCATTACTGACATGCAGCAGCGCCAGCGTGCTGCTGATGCACTCGATGCTAAATACACGAAGGAGTTAGCTGATGCGAAAGCTAAAAATGATGCTCTTCGGCGCAAGCTTGATAATGGTGGTCGGGTGTTCGTCAAAGGAAAATGCCCTGTGCCATCCTCAGACGAAACCTCCAGCGCCTCCGGCATGGGCAATGATGCCACCGTCGAACTCTCTCCAGTTGCTGGACGAAACGTTCTCGGTATCCGGGACGGAATTATCCGCGACCAAACAGCACTGAGAACGCTTCAGGAATACATCAGGACGCAATGCCTTCGATGATAGCGATAATTTTACTCATCATCCTTCACATCTGGCTCTGTAGACAGGGTGGTGCTCACTTCTGGAGTGAATCATGGTTAAACATCTCATTGCTGATGCTTGATATTGAGCATCTGGCGCGCGGTAAGGGGCTGCGTTGAGATAAGAGCCAGTCATTAAAAATACCTGGATTTAGCCTCGCATTCGCGGGGCTTTTTTATTGCCATTACAAAAGCCACTCCCTACAGAGTGGCTTTGATAATGGCTTATACCCTACACGGGATAACTTAACTGATATCCCTTTTAACGGATAAAGGTATTCAAGCCTGACACATCATGCGCTGTATCGTCGCTGTATTCCCGCATTAACCATGACCGTAGCCCGACGGGGAACTCCTTCTGCGCGAGTGTGCGGGAATAATCAAAAACGATGCACACCGGGTTTTTACCGCGCTAATGATTCGCGGGTTTGTCCCTCATGCTCGCCAGTCCTGTGCGGGGGTGGAAGAAACAGGACACTCACACAGATTCTTGTGGGTCGATGCTATTCCTTTCTGGATTATCCCGATGCCATTCATGCAAGGGCTGTATCAGACGTTCGTCATGGCTTTCAGGCTGACGGCTCCTCCCGGTGGGGTGGCCTGCCACGGGGCGGGAGCGTCGCGGAAAAAGGCTAGTTTTTGCATTTTTATCGGCCACCATCATCTTTGCATCTTATTGATTATTAATGGTTATTTGTTTTTTGTATGTCGAATTGAGTGTTTTTTGTTCGACATCGAACGCGTTTTCTTAAAGTTGTTCGCACGATGCATGTTTAAAGCTCTCCGGAGGAAATATGGATCATGAGTTGAAAAACCTGGTGCTGAATATTAATCAACTGGCGGCTTTATCTGGTCTGCACCGCCAGACTGTCGTGGCAAGACTGAAAAACATTCGTCCCGCTGGTGGACATGACAAACTCAAGCTATACCGGTTGACCGATATTCTGACTGAATTTATGGGGTTACCACCGCCGGTTGCTGAGGGCGAAATGGATCCACATGAACGCAAAGCCTGGTATCAGTCTGAACGTGAGCGTCTTAAGTTCGAACAGGAAACGGCACAACTCATTCCGGCCAGTGATGTCAGACGGGAGTTTGCCATCTGGGCAAAAGCGGTCGTGCAGGTGCTGGAGACATTACCGGATATTCTGGAACGTGACTGTGGTCTGCAGCCTGCCGCTGTGAGCCGTGTTCAGTCCATTATTGATGATCTGCGCGATCAGATAGCCCTGCGGGTGACCGAAGCAGGTGCGGATGATGAGGAGGAATTACAGCAGGAGGAGTAATGCTGAATCAGGAAACCGCAAAGGCAGCACGAACCGATTCAGGTTATATCCTTCGCGCACCGAGACGAATGCGGGTTGCTGATGCCGTTGCTCAGTATATGCGGGTGCCCATGGGGGCCGGGAACTCAGTCCCGTGGGATCCGCTGGTGGCACCGTATGTTATTGAGCCGATGAACTGCCTGGCCTCGCGTGAATACGACGCAGTGATATTTGTTGGCCCGGCACGAACCGGCAAGACTATCGGCCTGATTGACGGCTGGGTGATTTACAACGTGATTTGCGATCCTGCGGATATGCTGATCATTCAGATGACGGAGGAAAAAGCCCGCGAACACTCCAAAAAACGACTCGCCAGAACGTTTCGCGTCAGCCCGGAAGTGGTCAGTCGCCTGAGTCCGAACAAAAATGACAACAACGTTTATGACAGAACATTCCTTGCTGGCAACTACCTGAAAATCGGCTGGCCGTCAGTCAATATCATGTCCTCATCAGATTATAAATGCGTGGCGCTGACGGATTATGACCGTTTTCCGGAAGATATTGATGGCGAGGGGGATGCCTTCTCTCTTGCCTCAAAACGTACCACCACATTTATGTCCAGTGGTATGACGCTGGTGGAGAGTTCCCCCGGCAGGGATGTGAAGGATGTGAAATGGCGACGGACTTCACCGCATGAGGCTCCACCAACCACGGGGATACTGTCGCTCTATAACCGTGGCGATCGCCGTCGCTGGTACTGGCCCTGTCCACACTGTGGTGAGTATTTTCAGCCCTGCGGCGATGTGGTTGCTGGTTTCCGTGATATTGCCGCTCCCGTGCTGGCAAGTGAGGCGGCTTATATTCAGTGTCCTTCCTGTTCAGGACGGATTATGCCTGAACAAAAACGTGAGCTGAACGGACGTGGGGTCTGGTTGCGGGATGGTGAATCCATCAATGCGGATGGTAGTCGTTATGGTGATCCCCGACGCTCACGTATTGCGTCATTCTGGATGGAGGGTCCGGCAGCTGCTTACCAGACACTCTCGCAACTCGTTTACAAACTGCTTACTGCAGAACAGGAATACGAGACAACCGGAAGTGAAGAAACACTCAAGACGGTTATCAATACCGACTGGGGATTACCTTATCTTCCCCGCGCCAGCATGGAGCAACGAAAAAGTGAACTGCTTGAGCAGCGGGCAGAGCCAGTTCCTTCCAGCAGTGTGCCGGATGGCGTTAATTTCCTTGTGGCGACAGTGGATGTGCAGGCGGGACGTCATCGCCGTTTTGTGGTTCAGGTAACGGGCTATGGCAGCCGTGGCGAACGCTGGATTATTGATCGTTACAACATCACGCAGTCATTGCGCGGTGACAGCGACGGTGAGAGCCAGCGAATTGATCCGGCCAGCTATCCGGAAGACTGGGATGTCCTGCTGACGGATGTTTTTCATAAAAGCTGGCCGCTGGCCTCCGATCCTTCTCAACAAATGCGACTGATGGCAATGGCGGTGGACTCCGGCGGTGAAGACGGGGTCACTGATAATGCCTATAAATTCTGGCGTCGTTGCCGTCGTGATGGCCTTGGTAAACGTATTTACCTGTTTAAGGGCGACAGCATCCGGCGCGCAAAACTGATCACCCGTACATTCCCTGATAACACCGGACGAACGGGCCGACGGGCGCAGGCCGCAGGTGATGTGCCGCTCTGGCTTCTTCAGACGGATGCACTGAAAGACCGGGTGAATAACGCGTTATGGCGTGACTCTCCAGGTCCCGGCTATGTGCATTTCCCTGACTGGCTGGGGAGCTGGTTTTACGACGAACTGACGTATGAAGAGCGGAGTAGTGACGGGAAATGGAGTAAGCCGGGTCGCGGTGCCAACGAAGCTTTTGACCTGATGGTGTATGCCGAGGCTCTGGTCATTCTGCATGGATACGAAAAGATCCGCTGGCCGGATGCACCGGGGTGGGCGAGCCGGGAAACCTGGCTGGAGAGTGTCCCGGACAGTACCGAACCGTCACCCTCACCGGAACCGGTATCCACGCCTGTTAAAAAACAAAAACGGAAGAAAACAGTAACTGACGATGTTAACCCCTGGCTGACTTCCGGAGGATGGTTATGAACCAGAATGATATCGAAGCCATGATTCAGCGTTATACGGAAGCTGAAATGGCGGTGCTGGACGGAAAATCCGTCACCTTTAATGGTCAGCAGATGACCATGGAAAACTTATCTGAGATCCGGCAGGGACGGCAGGAGTGGGAGCGCCGCCTTGCGGCTCTGATTACACGACGACGGGGGCATCCCGGGTACCGGCTGGCGAGGTTCTGATGGCAATTCTTGATGATGTGATTGGCGTTTTTTCACCAGGATGGAAAGCGGCAAGGCTGCGTTCCCGTGCGGTGATCCAGGCTTATGAGGCCGTAAAAACGACGCGGACACACAAAGCCCGGCGGGAAAACCGAACTGCCGACCAGTTAAGCCAGTACGGGGCCGTGTCGTTACGTGAGCAGGCCCGTTACCTTGATAACAACCACGATCTGGTTATTGGTGTATTTGACAAGCTGGAAGAACGGGTGGTGGGGAAAAACGGGATTATTGTCGAGCCACATCCGGTATTACGCAATGGGGCCATTGCCCGTGATCTGGCAGCGGAGATACGCACCCGATGGAGTGAATGGTCTGTCAGTCCGGAAGTCACCGGGCAGTTTACCCGTCCGATGCTGGAACGTCTGATGCTGCGTACCTGGCTGCGCGATGGTGAGGTGTTTGCCCAGATGGTTTCCGGGCGCATAAACAGCCTGACGCCTTCTGCCGGTGTTCATTTCTGGCTGGAGGCGCTCGAGCCAGACTTTATTCCCATGACCAGTGATGAGAGCAACAGGCTGAATCAGGGCGTGTTTGTTGATGACTGGGGGCGTCCCGAAAAATATCTGGTGTATAAAAGCCGTCCCGTATCCGGACGGCAGATGGAAACCAAAGAAGTGGATGCAGAGCGAATGCTGCATCTTAAATTTGTTCGCCGTCTGCACCAGATGCGCGGGACGTCTTTGTTGTCCGGTGTGCTGATCCGCCTCAGTGCCCTGAAAGAGTATGAGGATTCTGAGCTGACTGCAGCAAGGATCGCCGCTGCTCTGGGGATGTACATCCGGAAAGGCGATGGGCAGAGCTATGAACCGGATGGTAATGGCAGCAAGGATAAGGAACGCGAGCTTACCATTCAGCCAGGCATTATTTACGACGATCTGAAACCCGGCGAAGAAATCGGAATGGTGAAGTCGGATCGCCCCAATCCTAACCTTGAAACTTTTCGTAATGGTCAGTTGCGTGCCGTGGCGGCGGGCAGTCGTCTGAATTTTTTCCAGTACAGCGCGCAACTATAACGGCACTTACAGCGCCCAGCGTCAGGAGCTGGTTGAATCCACTGATGGCTACCTGATCCTGCAGGACTGGTTTATTGGTGCCGTCACCCGCCCGATGTATCGTGCCTGGCTGAAACAGGCTGTGGCATCCGGTGTTATCAGGCTACCCCGCGATCTTGACCGTTCTTCACTGTATACCGCGGTGTATTCCGGACCGGTGATGCCGTGGATTGACCCTGTTAAGGAGGCTGAGGCCTGGAAAATTCAGATTCGTGGTGGAGCAGCGACAGAATCAGACTGGGTACGTGCAGGTGGTCGTAATCCGGATGATGTCAAACGTCGGCGCAAGGCCGAAATTGATGAAAACCGCAAGCTGGATCTGGTATTTGATACCGATCCGGCCAGTGATAAAGGAGGCAGCAGTGCCGCAACGAAACGACAGGAGCCGCAGCACACCGACGACCAGTCCGAAGAATAATTCCTGGTTCAGGATGCAGGCTGGTCACCAGAGTGACGCGGATATTTATATTTATGACGAGATTGGTTTCTGGGGTGTTACAGCGAAGCAGTTTATCAGTGATCTGAATGCACTGGGCGATATCACCCACATTAATCTCAATATCAATTCACCGGGTGGCGATGTCTTTGAAGGCATCGCCATTTTTAATGCACTGAAAACACATGGTGCGTCCATTACCGTTTATGTCGACGGTGTGGCGGCGTCAATGGCGTCGGTCATTGCGATGGTGGGAAAACCGGTCATTATGCCGGAAAACTCCTTCATGATGATTCATAAACCATTTGGCTTTACGGGCGGTGATGCGGAGGACATGCGCACCTATGCCGACCTGCTCGATAAAGTTGAGGCGGTTCTGTTACCCGCTTATGCACAGAAAACCGGGAAAACCACCGATGAAATTGCTGCCATGCTGGCGGATGAGACCTGGATGTCCGGTGCCGAATGTCTGGCACA